AGGCTACGAGGGTGCATACGAAGTTGCCAGAGATGGCGCAGTCTTCAGCATCACCCGCATGAACTTTGCGGGCAAGTCGTTGCAAGGGCGTAGGCTCAAACCTGCGCCCACAAGTGACGGATACCCAGCAGTGAACCTGTGCAAAGCAGGTAAGTCCAGCACCCACAAGCTACACATACTTGTGGCAGATGCCTTCCTACCCAACCCGCAAGGACTCGCCCACGTGAACCACAAGGATGAGGACAAGTTCAACCCAGATGTATCTAACTTGGAAAGGTGTACACACCAGTACAACCTAGAGTACAGCCTTGCCAAGAGGTACGAGCTGATTAGCCCTAGCGGGGAACTTACTTCTGTGTTCAACTTGAGTAAGTTTTGCAGGGAGAATGGTTTGTCCAAGGGCCGACTGAACATGGTGGCTCACGGGAAGACTCCTCACCACAAAGGTTGGAGGAAGGCAGCGTGAGCGCAGTAAGGATAGAAAATAAGCATCTTCCAGCCGTTAAAGCTAAGCTCATGGCAGCACAGAGCGGAGCTTGCCCGTTGTGCCGCCGCAACCTGTCTAGTCTGGGTAGCCCGAACCAATGCGTAGACCACGACCACGACTCTGGCATCATACGAGGGGTGCTATGTAGGACGTGCAATGGCATCGAGGGAAAGGTTCGTCTCATGGCGATCAGGGCCGCTTGTAAAGAGGGATACATCGACTGGCTCATCGAGTTGGGCAAGTACCTTGCGCTGCACAAGGAACCGCAGACGAACTACATTCACCCCACGCACCTGACGGCTTCTGAGAAGAAGGTTAAGCAGCTAGCCAAGGCTCGTAAGAACTACGCAAAGAAGGCGCAAGCCAAGAAGGTGACGTAGTGGCAGGTCAGCTTAGGAAGATGTTCACCAATGACGAGATTGCCTCGGCCACCTCTGGCAGAAGTTTGTCAGAAGCGGCTGAGGTGCTCTCTCGCCTTGGTAGAGGAACTGTTAGCAAGAAGCTGGTCACGTACTGGCACAGGAACCTCACAGAAGTAACTAAGAAGAACGGAGAGCCGTACATCGGCACTACCGTGCTGGACCGCAAGATACGCAACAAAGAGGTCAAGCTCAGGGACAGGAGCGCAGTAGATGACAGCGCCACCCAGCCTGCCGCAGAAGACAACTCGTGCATCTTGCACCTGTGCGACACGCACGCCCCGTACTCTCACCCCGATCTGATTCCGTTCCTCACTGCGGTGAAGGAGCACTACCAGCCTTCACGAGTCATTCATGGGGGCGACGAGGTTGACTGTCATGCCCTTAGCTTCCACGACTCGGACCCCGCTCTTGATGCCGCAGGACCGGAGCTGCACAAAGCCCGGAAGAGCATCGCTGAACTGCACGCTCTGTTCCCCGAGATGCAGATTCTCCATAGTAACCACGGCTCCCTCGTTTACCGAAGAGCGCTCAAGGCAGGAATCCCTGCCGAGTGTCTCAAAAGCTACCGAGAGATACTGTTCCCCGATGGGGGCGGGCAGGGCTGGAGTTGGCATGACAAGGTTCGGGTCACGCTCCCCAATGGGGAACAGGTCCAGTTCCAGCACCAGTGCAGCGGCGATGTAATCGCGGCGGCGGCTCACGAGCGCGCCAGCCTTGTACTAGCCCACGAGCATAGCAAGTACCAGATAGTTTACAGTGCCAGCAGAGCAGCGTTGTACTTCGGAATGTACGGAGGGTGCCTGCTCGATGCTGACTCCCTCGCCTTCGCCTATGGCAAGGTCTATCCGAAGAAGCCCATTATAGGCTGTTCGGTCATCATCGACTCCCAGCCGGTGCTAGTCCCGATGCTTTTGAGCAAGGGTGGCAGGTGGACCGGGAGGCTCGGAGGTATACGTTGAATCAGCAAGACCCCACGGGTAAGAGCGCCCATGAGAAAGGCTCTAAGTTAGATGCAGGAAAGCCCCGCATAGGTCTGGTGCTCGGAGGGTTCGCCCTAGCACTCACTGAGGTGAGCAAGGTTGGAACCTTCGGGGCCAACAAGTACACAGACAACGGGTGGATGAGCGTACCCAAGGGCATCGAGCGCTACACTGACGCGCTGCACAGACACATCCTAGCTGAAGCAACAGGGGAGGCCAACGACCCGGAGAGCGAGCTGCTACACGCTGCTCACACGGCTTGGAACGCTCTGTCCCGGCTGGAGCTTATCCTACGCAAGCGTAACAAGAAGAGGAAGTAATGACCATAGACGTGAGACCCGATGAGGTCTGGAAACTCATTGAGGGACAGCCGGGATACATGGTGTCCAACCACGGTCGGTTCATGAATGTAAGGCGTGAGCGAATACTCAAGCAATCTACAGAGACCCGATACATACAGATCAACCTTGGAGCTGCAAATCGCAATCAGCTTGCACATCGGCTGGTGGCGCTTGCCTTCATACCCAACCCTGATAACCTACCCGAAGTGAACCACAAGGATAAGAACAAGCGCAACAATGTGTCCGATAATCTTGAGTGGTGTACCACTTCTGAGAATCAAGTTCACTCCAAGGCCACGGAGTATGAGTTTCTGTCTCCTGATGGGCGGGTACATCACGTATTCGGAGTTGCTCCTTTCGCTCGCAGGTTAGGCTTGCAGAGCACTCACCTATTCCAGCTTGTCCGCGGTCAGGCTAAGTCTCACAAAGGATGGAGGTTCATCAATGAGTAATGTCTGGGAGTTCCTTGGACTGCCTGCTAATCACAGGGCAGAGAATAAGGTTGTGCAATTAGTGAAGCATTACGCTGACGTGGCGCACAAGGTTACGTTCCCTTGCCTCGGTCAGATCAAGAAGGATGGCGTGTTCGCCATGATCGTGATTGACAACACGAACTGGCAGGAGAAGACGGGCATCTTCGGGCGCACTGGCAAGCAGCTTACGAGCTGTGAGCAACTCCTACCTACGTTCAAGAAGAGTACTCCCGGTTGCCTCAACATGAGATGTGCTATCATCGCTGAGCTGTGCTGCGACCTGTGCTCTCTGGAAGAGCTGTCTGGTATCGTGAACCCGAACCGTAAGAAGCCGCTCAGCTCGGAGCAGGAGCGCTATGCTGCTGCTATGTACTTCGCAGTGCATGACATGGTGTATCTGAGCGAGCTGATTGAGGGTAGGAGCGAGCGGCCTTACGGCTTACGAATCAGTGACCTTGTGAGACACTTGGGTGTTCTTGACTACAAGGGCCACCGGATACTGAACGTGCAGTTGGACAACGAGGAGCAGGCGGCTGAGTTCGCTGAGCGCTGCATCGCCGCCAAGGAAGAGGGAATGGTTGGCAAAGACCCCAACGCGGGCTGGATAGCGGGCCGGAAGAACGAGGTAGCGTGGAAGCTCGTGAAGGGCGTGGACTACGACCTTGAGGTGCTCGGTGTCGAAGAGGGCAAGGGCAAGCGGGCCGGTATGGTGGCGAATCTGCTGGTGCGCTGGAGACCCTACGGCGATCCCAAAGCAGATTGGGTCTTACTGCCAGTGGACCTCGCAGGGCACAAGGACGAGCAACGCAGAGAGTGGTGGAATGACCCTTCCATCATAGGTGGAAAGATCGTGCATGTCCATGCGCTCTGCATCGGCAGCAAGGGCGCACTGCGCCTACCCAAAGCGAAGGAAGTTCGCATCGACAAGACGGAGGCCGACCTGTAGGCAGGTTTAACCCGGACTATAGATAAAGACAAGCGGCGGTAGCGCTTTCACAGGCTACCGCTTAATTTTGGAACTAAGGAAGAGGCCATGAAGAAACTAACAACGGATGAAGTTGAGGAACGGGACGAGCTGGCCGCTGCTGTAGCGGAGCTGTTCATGTCTGGCTTCCTCCCCAACGAAACACAGGTTCAACGAGCCAGTGCGCTTGGCCTTGACCTGAACGCCATAAGGGAGGCTGTGGATGCCTGCTACGAACCAGAAGGAGCAGAAGCCTAAGCACGTGCATTTCAACGATGACACGTTCGACTGGCTCATGGCGGCGACGATGCCGGTGCCTGTCAAGGTGGGGCTAGCTCCGCTGGACATCTACGGGTACAACGAGGCCATGCGGCACATACAATCGCTCATCCAGCACAAGAGGTGCAACCCGTGATACGACCGGCTACACAGCTCGACCTCCCCTTCATAGCAAAACTAGGCGAGACGTACACGAGCGAAGCCGAGCATCACGGAGCTTTCACCTTGAATTGGGACAGAGCGTTCCGTGAAGCGGCGGCGGCTATCTCCGACCCGGATAGCTGCCTTTTGGTGGCAGTGCGAGGCACCACGCCTGTGGGCTTCTTGTACGCCACCATTAGCTACTTCCTGTGGAGTGATACCCCTCTTGCTGTGGATCAACTGCTGTATATCTCCCCCGGAAGCCGGGGAGGTTCAGGTGCAGTCGGTCTCATCAGGGCTTATGAGCGCTGGGCAGCGGATAAGGGTGTCTCACACGTGAGACTTAGCATCGCTTCCGGTATCACTGAAGACAGGACTTGTAGGCTGTACGAACGATTGGGATACATCAAGATCGGAGTCACCTACCAGAAGGAGGTATCACATGGGGAGTAAACCTAAACCCCAAGCCCCGCAGATTCCGGCCAAAGCCCCCACGCGGCCAGCGGGAGTAGCCCCTGAAGACATCATCTTGGGAGGGGCAGACAACATCGAAGGGTCCAGCGGAGTCAAAGGGAAGCGGGCACTCATCAAGCCCAGCGGCTTCTTGAGTGGCATCAACTTGGGGGTATAGCGTGGCTTTCAACGGCATCACGGTAAACCCACACCGCAAGAGCAAGAACCCGCAGTTGTACACGGACATGAGCACGGAGCGAGCAGGCTACCTCACGCGAGGCAGAGACTACGCCCGCATGACCCTGCCGTACATTCTCCCCGAGACTGCCAACAGAAGCGGAGACGCTAACCAGCACGGGTTCCAAGGTATCGGGGCGCAGTGCGCCAACCACCTCTCCAACAAGGCGACCCTCACGCTCTTCCCACCGCAGAAGTCCTTCTTCAAAGCGGACCTGTCGGAAGAGAGCAAGGAAGCGCTGAAGAGTGAGGGGTTCTCCGACACGGACCTTGTCTCCCAGCTCGTAAAGATCGAGGAGAAAGCGCTCAAGGTTCAGGCCAAGATCGGGGCTAGGGTGGCTAGCACGCAGGCCATGAAGCACCTCATCATCGCAGGCAACGTCTGCCTGAAGCTGCCTGTAAAGGGTAAGGGCAAGATGCGGGCCATCCCGCTGAGTCGCTACGTCTGCCGCCGCAACGCAGAGGACGAGCTGATTGACTTCATTGTGCTGGAGGAGAAGACTCTTGAAGCCTTCCCGCGCAAGGAGCAAGCTGCTATCCGTGCTACCCAGAAGGGCAAGAACCTGAAGGCCACGGACAAGGTGAAGTTGTACACCAGAGCGTCCTTGCAAGCTGACGGTATGTACTTGGTCGAGCAGAGCGCCGATGACATACCCGTGGGCGAGACTTCCCGGCTGAAGCCTGAGAAGCTGCCTTGGATAGTCCTGCGCTGGAACAGTGCAGATGGCGAGTCCTACGGGCGAGGGCTGGTGGAGGATCACGCGGGCGACTTCTACGTGATGGAGTTCCTGAGCGAAGCAATGGCTAAGGGCATGGCGCTCATGGCCGACATCAAGTACCTTGTCAAACCGGGCGGCATCACCGACATCAACCACCTCATCAACTCCCCTGCGGGCGAGTACGTGGCTGGCAACCTTGATGACATCGGGGTGCTACAGCTTGAGAAGTACGCAGACTTCACCCCTATCGCCAATGCGCTCAAGGACTACGAGCGCAGGATCGGTCAGGCTTTCCTCCTTGGCTCTGCCAACAGAAGGGACGCCGAGCGGGTAACTGCATACGAGCTGCGGCTGGATGCTAACGAGCTGGAGACTTCGCACGGCGGCATCTACAGCGCCCTAGCGGAGACGTGGCAAGTCCCGATGGCGTACCTGCTCCTGAGCACGGTGAACGCTGGTCTCGGACCCAACATGATTTCGCCCAGCATCCTGACAGGACTAGAAGCTCTGGGGCGTGTCGGTGACTTGGAGAAGATTCATCAGTTCTCCGAGATGATGGCGCTCCCGGCCAACTGGCCCGAAGGTGTACAGAAGAGGATCAAGTGGGGAGACTTCTCCCGCACCGTAAGCGCAGCCGTATCTCTGGAGACCCCGTGGCTCATGACCGACAAGGAGTTCACGGCAGCTCAGCAGGAAGAGACGGATGCAACGCAAGGGCAGACATTGCTTGAGGGTGCAGCTAAGGGTGCCCCTGAAATCATCAAGCAGCAAATGCAGGGCGATGGCGCTCAAGGAGGCGCATAGTACATGGAAGAAGAAGAGAGAGAACTGCTAAACCTTGAAACTCCTCCCGGTGACGAGACGCCTCCGGGTGAGCAAGCGCCTCCGGGAGAAGAAGCACCTTCCGGCGAGGAAGCCCCTCCGAAAGAGGAAGAGACCCCGCCCGCTCCCGGTGATCTGGACTGCACGAACTTCAAGTTCAACGGCTCTGATGTAACCGTAGAGGTGCCGGAAGACCTTCGCGCAGAGCTTACTGCCAAGGGCATCGACGTGAACGCAGTAGTGACCGAGCTGTACACGAGCGAGGGATTCACCCTCACACCGGAGACCAAGGCTAGCCTTGATGCAGCCTTCGGTAAGAGCATCGTGGACAGCTATCTCGGTGCGCTCAAGTCGCAGAACGAGGGCACCCTTGCCGCCGCCGCCAGCAACGAAGCGGCAGTCACGCAAGCAGAGCAGCAGGCGTGGACTGAGACCACGGAACAGATCGGTGGTGAGCAGAACTGGACCGCCTTGGAAGCGTGGGTGCTCAAGACCATACCGCAGACTGCTCTGGACGAGTTCAACGCGATCATGGCATCAGGCAACAGGTACACCCAGAAGCTTGCGGTGGCGGATATGTACGCCAAGTTCCGCTCCGCAGAGGGTGACGATGGTGCGAACCTCATCCCCGGCGAGGTGGGCAATCCCGGCGCAGAAGGTGCTCCGCTGGGTTACTCCGAGTACCAAAAGCTCATCAGATCGGGCGAGTATCGCAAGAACCCCAAGCTGTACGACTCTTTGAGGCGTCAGGGTATTGCGCAGGGTATTTAACCCGGACTATAGATGATAATAACCCAGAGCGCCCTTCCTCCCGTTCGCGGTAAGCTGCGGGGCGCTCATTTCAAGTACAAGAGGTAATAAATGTCCCAGAGTCCGAACAACTTGACCAACCTCGCGCAGTCCGCGAGCGGGTCCGTTGACTCCCTCCTTATCGAGAAGTTCATCGGCAAGGTCCACGAGCAGTACCTCAAAGGTGAGAACCTGAGGGCGTACTTCGACATGCAGGAAGTCACCGGCACGAACATGATTTCCAACAAGTACCTTGGCGACACCGAGGTTCAGGCGATGGTTCCGGGCCAGACCGCTCAGGCTACTCCGACCGAGGCAGACAAGAACGCGCTCGTGGTGGATACCTCCGTCATCGCAAGGAACGCCGTTGCGCTCCTGCACGATGTCCAGAACGACATCGACGGCGCGAAGTCCAAGCTGGCGATCAACCAGACCAAGCAGCTCAAGAAGCTGGAAGATCAGATGATTATCCAGCAGCTCATCTTCGGCGCGATCAGCAACACCGAGGCGGTTCGTACCACCCCGCGTGTCTCCGGTCACGGCTTCAGCATCAGGACCGACATCTCGGACGCTCAGGCTGATGACCCGAACTGCCTCCTCGCAGCTATCGAGCTGTCGCTGGAGAAGCAGGTCACGCAGGAAGTGGAGGTCAACGAGGTCGTTGCCTTCATGCCGTGGGTCTCCTTCAACTGCCTCATGGACGCTGAGCGACAG